ATGGAAAATGTTCGGATCCGGCTGTTCAAGGACAACAGCCGTTACAAGGGAGACCTGTTTGTGAGCGTCAACGGCGTGAACTATAAGATCCGCCGGGGCGTGGAAGTGGAGGTGCCGCCGGAGGTGGCCGAGGTGCTGGAGCACAGCCAGCAGCAGGACGAGCGCACCGCCGCCCGCATTGCAGCGGCGGAGATGAGTGACACTTGAGGAGGAAACCATGACCGTTGGAGAAGCACTGGCCCGGGCCGAGGAGCTCCGCCCGGGGTGCAAGATCACCGCCCGCACCCGGCAGCGCTGGCTGGTGGAGCTGGACGGGATGCTGCGGGAGAAATTTTTTAAAAACTGCCCCGAAGGCAGTTACGATGCCGTGGGCGCGGACCGGGCATGGAACGATCAATTGGCGGAGGACGCTGAACTGCTGGCCCCGGCCCCTTTTGATGCCCTCTACCCGCACTACCTCTGTGCCAGGATGGACGCCGCTCTGGGCGAGACGGCCCGCTATGCCGGGGAGCAGTCCCAATATAACGCGCTGGCCGCAGAGCTGGCCGTCTGGCTGAGGCAGCGGTACCCGCCCCGGGCCGGGGCGCGGTGGCGCTGGTGAAAGGAGGGACAGTACCTGTGACATTGGCAAACCGAAGCGGCATCCAGAACAGCCGTACCCTCCTGCGGGCCTTTGGCGGGCTGAACGAGACCTACGCCTGCTCGGAGGCGGAGTACAGCGCGGGCATCAATTTTTCGGCCCGGAATTTCCCGGCCCTGAGCACCCGGACGCCCCGCAGGAAGCTGCGAGAGGTGGAAAACCTGAACGGGATGTATCACCTCAACGGGCTGCTGACCGTCTGCGGAAAAAATCTGATCTACACGCCCGACGAAGCGGGTGCTGCGGCGGTGACGCTGGAAAACGCCGTGGCGGACAGCAAGAAAACGCTGGTGGGCATCGGGACAAAAATTCTGATCTTCCCGGACAAAGCAGCCTTTGACACGGCAGAGCGGACCCTCCAGCCGCTGGGGGCCGCGTGGAGCGGGGAACAGGTGGAGTTTGCCCCCTGCGACGCCGAGGGCAGGACCTATGAAGCGGAGGAATATGGCCGGACCGAGCCGGAACACCCGGCGGACGGAGCACTGTTCCTGAAAGTGGAGGACATCCGCCGCCCGTGGAGCAGCGACAGCACGCTGGAAATTTACAGCGCGGTGTCTGGCAACTGGTCGGCCATCCCGCTGGACTACTGCCGCGTCACGGCGGAGGGCATCGGGAAAGGGTTCCGGGCCTGGGATACCGTGACGGTGCAGGGCACCGCCGCAAAGCAGGGCGGCCAGTTTGAGGAACTGGACGGGGACCGCATCGTCTACGAGGTGCAGGAGGGCTGGCTGCGGGTGAAAGCAACGCCCGGCGGGGCGCATTTCTACGGGAAATTTGCCCAGAACGGCACCACCGCCAAGTGGACCAGCATTGATGGCAGCGAGGTGGCCGTGTACGCCGTGGAGGGCCCGGTGCAGGTGGAGCGGAAAATCCCCGACCTTGATTTTGTGACCGAGTGCGACAACCGGGTGTGGGGCTGCTCCAGCAAAGAAAACGTCATCTACGCCTGCAAGCTGGGCGACCCGACCAACTGGTTCTCCTACCGTGGCATTGCGGCGGACAGCTATGCCGTGACCGTGGGCAGTGACGGTCCCTTTACCGGGGCGGCTACCTGCATGGGGTACGCACTGTTCTTCAAGGAAAATGCCCTCCACAAGCTCTATGGCTCCAAGCCTCGGATTTTCAGCTCAGCTCTCTGCGCTGCCGGGGCGTGGCCCGGAATGCGGGCCGCAGCCTCTGCGTGCTGAATGAGACGCTCTATTATCTCTCGGCAGACGGGGTGATGGCGTGGGATGGAAGCCTGCCCACCAAGGTGTCCACGGCGCTGGATGCCGCCCGGCTCTCCAACGTGCAGCGGGCGCTGGGCGGAGCGCTGGACGGGCGGTATTACCTCTGTCTCTCCCGCGGCAGCGGGGAAGAAAACACGGCCCGGCTGCTGGTGTATGACACGGAGCGGGGGCTGTGGCAGGAGGAAGACCTCCGCGCGGAGGAGATGGCCGGTACGGGCGGGCAGCTCTACCTGTGGGACGGGCAGGCCCTCTGGGCCGCCGACCCCAGCCGGGAGCCGGACGGACAGAACACGGACGGCGTGGAGAGGAGCATCCCCTTTGCGCTGACCACCGGGGACATCGGGATGGACGCGCCGGAGGAGCAGTATCTCTCCCGGCTGACCCTGCGGCTGGACGCCGAAGTGCCCAGCCGACTGGAAGTGAGCGTCAGCTACGACGGCGGCCCCTGGGAGAAACTGGCGGAAAAGACCGTGGAGGCGAAGCGGCAGAGCATCGACCTGCCCTTTGTGCCCCGGCGGTGCGGCACGCTCCGGCTGCGTCTGGAAGGGGCGGGGCAGATCACCCTGCGCGGCCTGGCAAAGACGATGGCAAAAGCACAGGGCGGCATCTTCGCCGCCGGAAAGGAGGGCTGAACGATGGCAAGCATCACGGGGCTGGGAAAGATCGGCCTGCCCAGATTGAGCGAGAACATGGACCCGGACGACGCCCGGGCCCTGCGGAATTACCTGTACCAGATGCAGGAGCAATTGCAGTATGTGCTGAGCAACCTGGATACGGAGAATCTCTCCGAAGAGCTGCGCACCCGGCTGCAGAAGCTCCCCTAAGAAAGGATCAGAACAGATGAGCAAAAAGAAAGAAGAGCAGCTTGCACAGGCGCAAAAAACGGCCGAGGCGGCGCGGCAGGCGGCTGCCCCGCAGAGCGGTTACAGCACGGCAGACCTGAACAGCCGCTCCGACGTGCAGAACGCCCTGGCCGGGGCGGAGTACCGGCCCTCCCAGAACGTGACGGACGCGGCCAATGACCTGAAGCAGTGGCAGCAGAACCGCCCGGGGCAGTATCAGAGCGCTTATCAGGACAAGATGGACGAGCTGATGGATGCCCTGCTGGGGCGGGACAGTTTCCAGTACAGTTACGCACAGGACCCGCTCTACCGCCAGTACGCCCAGCTGTACACCCAGAACGCAGCCAACGCCAGCGCCGATGCCGCCGCGCAGGCGGCAGCCCTGACGGGCGGCTATGGCTCCAGCTATGCGGCCAGCGTGGCACAGCAGGCCTACCAGCAGCAGATCGGGGCCCTGAGTGAGGCCATCCCTACATTATATCGGCTGGCGCTGGATACCTACACGGGCGGCGGCGAGGAGCTGGTGACCAAGCTGGACCAGCTGGGTGCCCGGGAACAGAACGACCAGAACCTCTACAACAATGAGCTGGCCGATTATTACACCCAATTGCAGCAGAAAGGCGACGCCTACAACGCGGCCTATGCGCAGGACTACGGGCAGTATCAGGATTACCTGAACCGGCTGGACACCCTGTATGGCTACTATGCGGCGCAGGAGCAGCAGGCCGCCAGCCGGAAGCAGGAAAAATTCAACCGCACCATGAAAGTGCTGGGCTTCCTGGGCGATGTGGTCCAGCTGGCCATCACGGGCACCACGGGCCTGGGCACGCTGGCGGGCAATCTGGCCAACAGCCGCTATAACCGGGCGGCCAGTGAGCGGGCCTATGCGGACAGCCGGGCCGATACCGCCTGGGAGCAGCGGATGAAGGAGCTGCAGCGGCAGGACAGCCTGACCCAGCAGCAATATAAAAACGAGCTGGCCGAACGGGAGTATCAGGACACGCTGCGCCAGCAGCAGTTCAGCAACGATCTTGCCTCGGAGAAGCTGGACATTGCCAAGGGCGAGTGGGCGCTCAAGCAGTCGAAAGCGGCCCAGAGTGCCCGGCAGGCTAGTACGAATGCCAGCGCCAAGGCGGAGAGCGGTCTTTCCGGCAGCGGGCTGACGGCCGGGAAGAGCGGTGTTTCCAGCGGGACGCTGGTGCCTTACAGCGCGGCGCGCCTGCGCAGCCAGGGGCGGAGCGACAGCGCCATCCGGAACGAGCTGCTGAAAGAGGGGTACTCGAGTGAGGAAGTGAAGAGTATCATGAAGCAGATGAACAGCTGAATGTTTGTACTCTTTTGCGTGCCAAAAGAGTCACAGAAAGCACCGCTTTTTCGAGGCGCGGGCACGAATCAGGGGCTGCTCGCCCCTAATAACCCCAATGAAGTAGAAAAATCCCCAGAATCGGGCGGTGTGCCTGCGCACAGACGCTATTCCGATTTTGGGGATTTTTCGATTTGCGGCGCTGCCGCAGATTTTAGATGCATTTTATCTCGAGTCCCACTGGGCACCTGGTGCTGCCACGGTAGACATTCCTACTGGTCCAGGACCCGCGGGCTAACCAACAGCCTACTGGGCTGTTGGTTGCGGCTTGCAGCCGCCGCCCTGTTCGAGTCCCACTGGACACCTGGTGCTGCCACGGTAGACATTCCTACTGGTCTAGGACCCGCGGGCTAACCAACAGCCCGCCGGGCTGTTAGTTGCGGCTTGCAGCCGCCGCCCTGTTCGAGTCCCACTGGGCACCTGATGCTGCCACGGTAGACATTCCTACTGGTCTAGGACCCGCGGGCTAACCAACAGCCCGCTGGGCTGTTGGTTACGGCTTGCAGCCGCCGCCCTGTTCGAGTCCCACTGGACTTAAAGAAAAAATCCGCCGTTGCAAAAGCAACAGCGGATTTTTTGGTGGGGTGCCCAGTGGGACTCGAACCCACGGTCTCCAGATCCACAATCTGCGCGTTAACCGACTACGCTATGGGCACCATATCAATGCGCCCGAAGGGACTCGAACCCCCGGCCCACTGCTTAGAAGGCAGTTGCTCTATCCACCTGAGCTACGGGCGCACGTTGTTATCCCATTGGGTTCCTGTATGGCGGCAGTGTGTGTCGGCACACGCTGCGAGAAGTATAATACCATACTCGGGGGACCCTGTCAAGAACAAATTTGAAAATTCCCGTTTTTTCTTTTTCCGCGTTTCGCAGGGCCGGGAACTTACAACAGCCACATGCCCACGGCCCCCAGCCCGAAGCCCAGGGCAGCGCCAAAGAGAACGTCCGGCACCGAGTGCACCCCTACCAGTACCCGCAGTGCACAGATGAGCAGGGTGATGATGACCATAGCGACGCCCACTGCCGGGAAAAAGCGGAGCCAGGTCATGGCCAGCACGGCGGCACTCAGCGCGTGGCGGGAGGGGAACGAGTGGCCTTTGGTCTCCTTGGCCACCAGCGGCACAAAGCCGGGCTGCTCATAGGGGCGGGGGCGGTCCAGCCGGGCCCGCAGGGCCGTGCCGAACCAGAACGTGATGCCCGGCACGAGAATGGCCCGGGCGATCTGCTGCATAAAATCAAGGGCGGCGGCAGAGCCCACCTGCAGCAGGGCGAACCACTGCACATTCAAGATGACCAGCAGCACCGGGTAGCAGACGAACGGCACGGCCGGAAGCCAATGGTTGCAGAAGAGGACCAGCTGGCGCAGGGTGGGCCGGGCATCCAGCCCATCGCGTATTTTACGGTATTGTTCCGGGGTCAT